AACCTTTCTGACTTATCTGTAATGACTGTATCTGCTGCAACAAATCAAGCTGTCGATTGTATTTAGATTTAATGTTATCTATTTCTGCCTGATTACCTGCCGCCTCATTAACCTGATTAACTGTATCAGTTCTAAGCTTTTCAATAGCAGAACTTACATTAGATGTATCAAACCCCTGATTACCCGCATTACCTTCCAGCTTAATCAGCGTATCTTTATCGTATAAATCATCAGCCACCGCGAAAGGCTCTTCACCAGCCAACACGCGCTCATCAAACTCCCTTACCGCTGCTGCTGTTTTCTTGGCAGCGTCATCAGTCAAGTTGCCCAGTATGCCTGTAACCTTCATGCTTTCCTTCATGTATGACCGTGCTCGTTTGGCGTTATTGGTATTTAATGCAGACTCACTATCCATGTATTCATTTTGCATTCTTAGCAATTCACCGCCATCAGCAGTAGTAAGGTTAGCACCCATATTATTTACGATGGCATCCGTCATGTTCTCGCCACCCTCAATAGAGTTTTGAATAGCTAAATAAGTACTTATATCGGTAACACCTACACCCTGAGTTGACAGTTTAGTGGTCAGCTTATCAAACTGCGTCCCGCTAATATCACCATTTTTAGCGGCCATATTTAACATGGATTGATTTAACTCACCCTCAGCCATATTAACCAGCAATTGAGTATAATTGCTTTCTTGTCGAACCTTTAGCCCAACCTCGTCGGCAGTTTCCTGTCTATTTTGATTGGTTATAAACTGGCTAATGTCGCTGTTTAATGTCTTAACTAACTGGTCATTCTGCTCTAGCGTCAATCCTTTTAAGGGCTTTTCAGCCATTTGAGCAACCGCTTTAGATGCTATCTCAATCCCGTTATCCATCTGCAAGGCTCGCGAAATATCACCGCGATTAGTCGCTACCTTAGTAGAGAATGTGGCAGCATCCTTTAATATGGCTGCTTGTGTAGGATCAATAGCACCAGCACTAACACGACCATCAATAGCGGCATGAGTTTTATTAAGTGCTTCGATAGATGATAGGGCATCACCATTAAACGCATACTTATCCGCTTCACCTCCAAAATATTCAGAAGTTAATACAGCCTCGGAATCAGCTTCCTGCATATTCCTTTCAATATTTGCGGTCTGCACATCAATACGGGCAGAGTCCATAAAGTTAGCGGCATCCTGCAAAATCAATTGCCTGGTAGCAGGGTCGGCACCTTCTACAGCGCCTTTAATAGCTGCATTGGCCTCTTCGTTAAACATCGTTAAATTGTCGGCATTTTTATCCTTAATCGCATTAAGGTTTAAGGTTAAGTCCCTTGATACCGTACCAACATAAGAGGATCGCAAGGCGTTGTTATAGGCTTTCTTAGCAATACCACCGATAAATGTTTCTTCCTTCATGGTGGGCGCTTCACCTGGCGCAAGCTGACCAGCCGCCTCTTGTCCTGCAATAGTCGCTTTTTCAATAGTCTTTTCAGCAGCTATCTGCGCGGTAAATCCTGCAAAATCATCCAGCTTTTGAGAGAGCGTCATTAATGCCTGTGGCTGGCCGGTAGCTACAGTTTGTGGCTGAATATTGACTGTTTCTGAAAACGGTTTAGCCATTATTCCTCCGGTGTCAATTTGGCGGGCTGCATTAGCTGAGCAGTAGCAGAGGCACCCTTAAATAAGGAAGTAGCTGCACCCACCTGACTCATACGTCTAGCGGTCTGGCCTCTTGCGCGGGTAGTCAGTGCAGAAATGCGAGTATTAAACAAATCACGCTCTGTGGCTGTTTCTTCTGCTTTGATAGATTCCTGTAATACAGTTAATGGCGAACCCTCAAAAGCCGCGATACCCGCCGCCCCTGCCTGAGCGTTAGCCGTAGCTAATGCCTGAGCTAATCGTTCTTTTCGGTCTACCTCACGTTGAGTAGCACCCAACTCCGCTGTTTGGGCTGATAATTCCGCCTCTTTGGCAGCAGTTCTGCCCGCCTGAATCTGAGAACCAGCCGACAACAGGGAGCCACCCGCAGCGCCCACCATAGCTATGGTTAATGGATCAGCCATTATACTGAAACCTCCAAATAGACAGCTAATATCTGCATAGGTACAGGCTCATCTTGTGTAATAGTTAAAGTAGACTCCACATCCCACCCCTGCAAAAAGATACGCTCTAATCCTGTTTTTGGTGATGGCGGCTCAAAGACATCAACCCCCATTGTTTTATCGGCTATTCTTTGGCCGTTCACTAACACCCCGTTAGCCTCGTATAACTCAACACCAGCCCTTACTATCCGCTTAGGTAATGCCGCATTAGGGCCATTCTGCAACGAAATATTTAACGGCATAGTCTCTAAAATCGGCGTAAAGTTTAAACCACCGTAAATAACATCAGCCTCACGGTCTATTGTAACCTGACCACCTGAAACAACAAACTCACCTTTATAGGCACCATCTGCTACTACGTCGATAGTCTCACCTTCTAAATGTGATAAACCGGTCAATGTATCTGTGGACGTAGCGCTAACACTGGAGTCGGTAGTAATAGCAGTATCTTCACGCTCTAAAAAGTAAGTATCTACACCGCCAACGGTGCGCTTAACATAAGTATAGAGAAGGTCATCAACCACCGTAGCACTGATAATATCCCCATCTGTAACCCATTCTGTAAACCCCTGGACATCCTCACTAGCCAAGGTGTTATAGACCGCCATCGTGCCATCAGAATTAACGATATAAACATAATTGGCATCAACCTCAGACGTTCCACGACTAACCGCCATTTCAATAGGATCAACCACTAAATGACTAGCCAGCACTGAAACAGAACCGGAGTTATAGGACTTAGCCTCATCCACAAAGAAAAAGTTACGAATAGACTTACCTGTTCGCTGGATAAATAGCGTCAACCCATCCACTGTAACCGGCCTAACCTTTTTAGTACCGTAGTTGGTCTGCGGCAATACCGCTATGTTTGTGGGAGTAACAGGGCTGGCATTAACCGAAAACTCACCTCCGGAAGTAAATACTTGTAAGGTACGGTTACTAAACACCCCGGTAATAGCGTTTACCTGATCAGTATCTAAAGTAACATCTATACCCTCGTCATCCCTCGCCTTACCCTTATTGAAATCGAAGAAAAAATTAACCTTAGAACCCCATAGAGTCGACGGTCTAAAGGTAGTGCCTCCTAACCAAAGCCTACCCTCATGGAATACCGCAGTACGTGGCCAACCTCTAGTCGCAGACCATACATCCTCAGATTGAGCCACACCCTTGGTAGTCTCTGAAGATTGCCCCCTGAAATCAGGATCAGCCGTATTAATCGCTGTAACCGTTAATAAATCCCAATCCTTCGCGCTAGCACCTGAAAAGGTAATAGAAAAAACATTAGGGGATGTGGTGTTAGTAACAGTAATAGTCCCCTCGCCAGCCGTATTACTCAAAGCAATTAAAGCAGATTGAATATTGGCCTCGTTGGTAGAATCATCACCGGCAAATAAAATATCATCCGTTAAAATCCCCTCCAGCCCGATTTTATATCTATCGCCTTCGCGGTAATTATTGAACTCTAACCGCTGTACCTCGCTAGTCGGGGTAGGACTAGACGCATCATTAAAATCAAACTGGGGAATATTCAGGAAGTTAATAGCACTGATAGACCAATTAATATCACTAGTCCTTGATATTTCTTGTGGCTGCACATCGCCATGGAATAACAAGGCAGTATCAGCCGATTGTATATAATCTATTTCTTTAACCTGGGCCAATGTGTACGGAGTAGCAAAGGTAGTCTGTGATACCCCATCCTTAAATACTTCACACTGTAGATTAGTGAACAATAGGCAGTAATTAACCTCTGTTGAGAAGGAAAAATTAAAAATGCGCCCATCATCATCTTCATGGATAAACTCTGTGCCATTCCTTCGACGCACACCACCCTGAACCAAAGTTACTACATTCTGAGCATCCCTGGCACCTGCATAGTAGGCTTGTAAGTCTTTACGACCAACCAAACGAGGGTCTAATTCACCCCTGTTAAAACTAGACTGTAAACTCCAAACTCTCGCCATTAGAAGCCATACCCGTTATCAATGCCACCACCAAAGCGAACATCGGTAAATGGCTGGTCTTGTATTGGGGTTTGTGGATACTGTTGAGCATCAGCCGCATAAGCCTCAGCCATGGCAGACCTGAATTTCTGCTCATACAATTGATTTTTATTGGTGTCATCCGTCACCGCTAGAGCAAATTCACTAGCTAGCTTGTAAGTAAACGCTAACTCGAAATAAGACGGAATAAGTGTTGTATCCATGCGATAGACGTAATCAATATCAATATCAAGGATGTCGGTATAGATTAAATCCCTGAATATCTTATAGCCGCTTACCTGATAGACGCGCTCAACCTTTAAACAGTCAGTAGGGAGCTGGTAAGCGTATTTATATTCGTTTAAGGGAGTTTGAGATAAGAGATTTAGCTTTTGCTTCTTAATAGCAAAACGCCAGTAATCACGGGTCAGCATTGCAGTGAGTAAAGGCTCGTATAAAGCCTTAGCCGCCGCAGCACCAGCACCAGGATCATCAAAAGAGTTTATAGGCGTTGCCCCAATCATTTGAAGCGCATTCGATGCAATATCAATATCACTGGACATATAAACCCCTTTTAGCAAAAAGCCCCACCCCCATAAAGGGGGCAGGGTTAGTCAGAATTGACCAACAGTGGAACTAGGCAATAGCTGTTCCGGTACTGACCGCAGTTGTACCTGCATCGCGGTCTACAGTTAACTTATAAAAGCTCGTACCACCTGCATCAATACCTAACAGAACATCACCTGTCTGAGCTACACCCGCGACAAAAGAACCGTCGAAGTAGTTAGCAGCAGTAATGTCTGCGTCAGTAGTTGAATAAGCCCAAATGCGAGGTGCATCTGAGTTAGCTTGAGCCGATAAAGGCAAAAAATCATCTGAATTAAAAGCCATGATAAACCCCCTTACGCAGTTTCGTCATAAATGATACGAACGATACCTTGAGGCTCACGCGCCACGGCACCAGCTTTATACATACCATTGGCTAGCCAGCTTGTTTTCTGAGCCACCCAGTCAATAGTAGTCTTCATATCGATACCGATAGCGATACCGACAGCAGCTTTATGCCACATGTAAGCCTGTGAAGCGCCAGCACTACCAGGAATACCACCCTCTACGCGAGTGCCCACTTTCTTGAACTTAAAGCCCATGAAAGTATCGACTTCACCCTGAACCAACGCTTTAACAGAGTTGTAATCAGCAGAAGTAATCTCAGTAGTTGCTAATAGCGCATCCAAACCCTGAGCATTCGTCAGACAATAACGTTCATCATCTGGTGCCTCAATGTCATTCAAGTGCTTGGAAGCAGTACGTAACTCAGCAACTGTAAGGTTAGTGGCTACAGTGGCAGAGAAGCCAGTATCAGCATCCTGATCGTTAGTGGTAGCAAAGGTAACGCCAGCCATAGTATCAATGATAATCTGATCTTCACGACGACCAATTGCCTTAGCAATAGTCTGCGCTAGCTCAGTACGCTCATCAAAGTTAACCTCAGCTTGGTCGAAAATATCGGTATACTCTGGAGCATTCCAATTCTCAAGATTAGCTGTTTGACGCGCGTGTGAAATATCCATAGGCGTCACATCAGCTTGAGAAGCCTTCTGATTCGCCAAACCTTTACCCATACGTGTGAATTTATAGGCTTCACCGACAACACCTGTTCGTACAGTTACGCACTCCCGAAGTGTTTTCATACCTTGATATTCGTGCTTAACCTCGGAGTCAAACTCCGTGACCGC